TCATCATAGCTAAGTTTTTCCTTGCCCAATTCTACCTTGGCAATGTAGTCTAGCTTGTAGCTCTCCTGTGCAGTATAGGTAAATTTCTTGTACAGATCCAGATAGTCCAGAGTATTGATACCCTGAAGCTCCATGATGATCTGTGTCTTACCCATCTTTTCAATTTCACGATCATTGATGCGATTCCAGGGGCTCAGAGTATTGGTTAGCTCATCGCCCAGAACACGACGCATGCGATTTACCAGATAGGCAATGTCAAAGAACTCTACGTTCCAGCCTGTGATGATATGAGGATAGTCGTCAGTCCAGAACTTTAGAAATTTCTTGAACAGATCATATTCATTCTTGCACTGAACATACTGATGGTTTTCCTGTGTAGGCTCAGCAGGACGGGCACCAAAGGTAACAATCTGCTTGGTGGAATAGTTCTGCATTGTAATGAGCAAAACTTCTTCTATGGGATTTTTCACATCAGGAAAACCATGTTCAGCCGTAGACTCAATGTCCAGACTGAAGATGCGCATCTGATGTATATCGAAATCTATTTCACCAGGAAAGGTTTCAGTGATATACTGATAGGCAAAGTTAGTATTGCCATAGATTTCAAAGCCGTCGACATCGCCATATTTCTTGACATAGTCTTTGGCATCATTGATGCTGTCAAAGCGAATGCTTTCCAGCGGCTTGCCGAATAGGCTGTAATGTGAACTTGTAGGATTGCGGCTTGGTACCCAGAGAGTAGGTTTGAAGTCTACCCGTTCCTGAACTATCTTGCCGCCATTGATACCACGAACCAGCAGCTTGTTACCAAACTGCTGGATGTTTGTGTAGAAACGCATAATTTAGCAAATAACGATGTTTGATGGAAGTGATGAAGCTGAAGCACTACGGTTGATTGGATCACCACGACTGTCTACCATGATAACAGGATAGCCGCCCCAGAGCTTTTCGATATGAGGCATCATCTTTTGAATGTTATCGAGCTTTCGGCCCCGATGTTCAGTGTATTGTAGCAACAATGTACGACTTTTGCGATTGACTTGTTTGACTTCGATCTGTGGTACACTGGCCGCTCGGAGATACTGATCTGCCAGCATTTCACGAATGCGCTCAAAACCTGAGTCATTGTGTATGGCCTTGACCACATACTTGTCCTTGTCGGCGCGATCATCCCAGACGCTGAACAGTTTCTGCTGACGAATCACTTCGGGACTTAGCCATTGACGTATGAAGCTTTCGTCTCTGAACTCAGCCACGGCCTCCAGAATTAGTTCACGTGAAGTCTTGCCTTTGATTAGTTTACCAAACCAACGCTGATCCTCGGCTGTTGGATTTTCGCACATGCGTTGTATGTCACGCAGCATGGCAAAGCCAAAGCTATAAGGATTGATACCGCTATAGTAAGGTTTGTCATAATCGGGTTGATACAGTACATTGGTGTGCAATTGCAAAAACTCCAGATGCGCACCCTGTGTGGTCAGGCCTTTTTCATGAAGTCGGTTCAGAATCTCGTAGTGGGTTAGACTAGCGAATCCTTCGTTCATGACCTTGGTCTGAGCCTGAGGATAAAAATACTGAGCAATTTTTCTGACAATGCGTAGTATCTCACGCTGCCAGACCTCGATTTCTGGACTATACTTTTCAAAGAAGTATAGCAGATTCTCTTCGGGTTGCTCAGGGAAGGGCTTGGTCGCCGCGTCTTTCTTCTTGTTATTCTTGCTCTCTGGAGTGATACGGTAAAGCTCGTTTACCTGAGATTGCAGGTACTCGGCGCGATCCCGCGCACGATCTTTCTCGGCCTGAACGTTCAGCTTGGTCGGACGCTGATAACGATTGACACCGTAGTCCATGAGAGCATGACAGCTATCTATCCATGCCTCAACTTCGGAATGTCCATATCTGGCCTCGGCCTGGTCAATATAGTCCCTGGCAAAGATCAGATAATCGACAATGCTGCTTGCATCTGTCCATTGCTTGAACAGATAATTGTTCTTGAAGAAATGATTATGGCCAAAGGCCGCGTGAGCTATGACCAGAGCCTGCGTGGTCATGCTATTGTCTTCCATGAGATAGTTGATGCAGGGACTGCTGTTGATGACTAGCTCATAGGCCAGGCCACTATGGCCCTTCTGATAATTTCTTTGTTCACTGATAAAGTGCTTACCAAAACTCCAATGCTTATAATAGATGGGCATGCCTACACTGGTATAGGCATCCAGCATCTGTTCACTGCTGATAATTTCTAGCTGGTTAGGATAGTAATCCAGACCAAGTTCGTCTCTGGCTACTTGTTCACAGGCGTCATAGACATCATCTAACTGCTTGAAAGTCCAGTCGCTTCCTGACCATAATGGGTTACTCATGTTAGTCCTTCAAAAAGAAACTGCGGAAAACTTCCAGTACACTGGATTCATTATACAGTTTTTCCATGCTCAGGTTATCAAACTCATCTTGCAGATCTTCTAGATCGCCCCAGAGTTGCGATTGACCTTGCAGGCTTCCAACCAGCTGGTTCATGGCTCCATAGTCACGCATGATCTCAACATAGGCCATGAACTGAGCTTTCTTCAGTATGGGTCCTAGTTTGTTACGTACGGCTTTGCCATCGTCTCCGACGTTATCACCATCACTGGCCTGAGCCAGGTAGACATTCCAGTTATCCTTGTAACGCTCTTTGATGATACGATCACACAGATCATAGGCTGTACTAACAACTGTACCACCGCTTTCACGCTTGGTGAAGAATTCTTCTTCGTTACATTCCTCAGCAGTTTCATGATGACGAACGAACACTACATCAATGTTCTTGTATCTGCGTTGCAGAAACAGGTGCAAGAGTATGAAGAATTTCTTGGCTATGGTCTTTTCACGCTCGCCCATGCTAAAGCTAACGTCTAGAATACAGAACACCACGGCCTGTGTAATAGGCTTGGGTACAGCCACATAATTGTTGAACCTAAGATCAACATTGTCCAGAAATCCTACGGCATTGGAGCGAACACGAAGCCTGCGAATCTCTTCGGTAATCTCAGCACGACGTTCTTCGTCTGTGGTATTTTCAAGCTCGGCTTCAAGTTCATGAATTTTCTTGAGCTTGGGATACTTGAGAGCAATACGTCGGCTTAGACCAGCCATGGCGGTTCGTTCAATGTTCAGGTTACTGGGCAGGCCTGCAGTTGTAAACCCTGCACGCTGCTTCTGAACCGAAGTCATTTGCTTTTCGGATTTCTTGATGAGATCGGGTAGCTCCAGATCCTCAAAAATCAGATCCAGATATTCGTCATAGCTTAGCAGGAACTGAAATTCATCGTCGCCGCCTTGCCCACGAGCTCCTTTGGTACCACGGCCACCGCCAGACCCAGACTTGGGTTTGTCGATGTGATCACCAGGAACATAGTCTTTGTTACCAGGTAAAACATAATCCCAGTCACCACTGTCCTGTTTATGACCAAATCTGGGCTCGTCAGTTCCAATACCAGGAAGACTGATTTCCTGTTCACCAGTATCAGAAATGCTGCGTTTGGTAATATGCTTTTTCGCAGCTTCTCTGATCTGTTTCTTGAAGCGATCCAAGAACCTCTGACGATTGCTGAGGTTCTTTTTGCCAGGATTTTTCCTGCGATCGATAATAATCGGCATGGTTTAGCCCGCCTTGTTTACTCGCATGTACCATTCGACCAGACGCTTGACCTGTTTGGCTGTATAACCTTTTTCCATCATACGACCAACAAAGTCATCGTGTTTCTTCTGGTCGGACTGTGTTGCCTTGGCTCCGAAGCTAATTACTGGTAACAGATCCTCGGTGCTGGCAAACATTTTCTTCTCGATTACCTTGCGAAGCTTCTCATAGCTGGTCCAGGCAACTTCGCCGCCTGTCTTGGCTCGCTGGCGCAGGGTAAACTGAACAACCTCATTACGGAAGTCCTTGGGATTGGCAATACCTGCAGGCTTCTCAATCTTCTCGAGCTCGGTGTTCAGGACACCACGATCAAACAACTGTCCTGTATCAGGATCCTTGAAGTCAATTTCCTGCATCCAATGATCAGCGTACTCAATGTAACGATCGAAAAGATTCTGACCATAGTCATTGTAGGCTTCCAGATAATTTTGCTGGATCTCATTGCCAATGAATTCAGCATAATCCTTGATCAGGTAGCTCTTGATAAAGCCCAGGTAACGCGCTTCGGTGTCGGCACTAAACTGTTCACGACGAATGGCTTCTTCCAGAACTAACATTAGATGCACAGGATCGGCTGCGACTTCCTCGGGATCATGGTTGAAGGTCTTGCTCAGGATCTTGAACGCAAAACGTGTACTGATTCCGTTCATGCCTTCATCAACACCTGCAACATCACGGTATTCCTGCATGCTCTTGCTGCGTGGGTCTGTCTCTTTGATGTTCTGTCCATCATAGACGCGCATTTTGCTATAAGGATTACTGTTCTCATGTTCCTTGAGACGAGTCAGTACACAAAACTCTGAAAGCAATTTCAGGGTCAGTGGAGCGCAACTGGCCTTGCGAAGGTCTGAACTTTCTAACATCTTGGTATAGATGCTCTGCTCTTCGCTAACACGCAAGCAGTATGGTACCTTGATGACACAGATACGATCCAGGAAGGCTTCATTGTTCTTGTTGTTCTTGAAGGTCTGCCATTCAGACTCGTTACTGTGAGCCAGGACCACACCATTGAAAGGAATGGCGCTAATTGCCTCAGTACCCACATAATTGCCTTCCTGAGTAGCAGTCAGCAATGGATGCAGGACCTTGATAGGTGCCTTGAACATCTCAACAAATTCCATGAGACCCTGGTTACCACGGCACAGGGCACCGCTGAAGCTATAGCTGTCTGGATCATTCTGGCTGAAGTGTTCCAGCTTACGAATGTCAGTCTTACCAACCAGGCTGCTAATGTCCTGATTATTTTCATCACCAGGCTCGGTCTTGACAACTGCAATCTGTTCAAGTTTGCTGGGCATGAGCTTGACAACACTGAACTTGCTTAGGTCGCCGTTGAACTCTTTGAGGCGCTTGGTAGCCCAGGGACTGGGAATGGTATTCAGATAACGCTTATTGATACCAAACTGGTCAGCCATGACCTTGTGATAACGACTATGGCTAAACAGGCCCAGTGGTGATTCAAACACTGGACTGATTTCGTCTTCTGTGGCTAGTACATAGACAGGGAATGTCTCCATGAGTTCCTTGAGACGTTCTGCCAGACTTGATTTACCACCACCAACAGGACCCAGAAGGTACAGGATCTGTTTGCGTTCTTCCAGCCCCTGGGCAGCATGTTTGAAGTATCCAACAATGCGCTCAATGGTATCTTCCATGCCATAGAAGTCTCTGAACGCTGGATAGGTTTTGATGGTACGATTCAAGAAGATGCGACTCAGTCGTGTATCTTCACTGGTGTCAACGAATTCTGGTTCGCCAATGGCTTTTACCATACGCTCAGGAGCGGTAGCATAGGCCATGTGATCCTGTTTACACAATTCCAAATACTCAGGAACTGTCAGGCGTTCAGAACGGGTTTCCGACCAGTTGTTCTGAAATAGGTTGGCGATATCCAGCTTATTGTCCTTTTCCATTAATATGTCCTCATAACGGTGATTGAAAGGATACCTATACTGGTATTTCGGTTAGACAAGTTTCTCTATCTAAATACTTATACTCTAGTTTTACTGGATCAAATTCTCGAATCTTGTCCAGCACAACATTGGGGTCTAGATCGCTGCAGGTATAAACATCTAATTGCAGCAGACCTGGATCTGACTCATCCCAGACATGTAATGCAATATGACTGGTTTCTATGATTACTACACCAGTTACTCCACGATTTCCTGGTACATCCAGGTAGGTAGTAATTGGACCCTGAAGAATTTTCATGCCAATATCTGTTACCATCTGAGTAAGCCAGCCATGTACCCAGTTTGGATCACTGGGAGTATTTCTGGTTTCAGCTCTGATAATCAGATGCAGGTGCCTATTAGCCATGGGTCCTCCTGATAAATAAATGGCTAGTTATGAATACTTGACAACACATCTAAGGAGCAATCATGCTTGAAGCAATTTTCTGGATGATAATTGGAGCATTCATAGGCTGGAATCTACCACAACCTGAATTCGCCAAAAACATACAGTCCAAAATTCTGAAGCTCATGGGCCGTGAATAAGTGGAACATGAACTAGGATATATCAAAATGGACTTCTTTTCATTTCTGGCAGAAGTCGGATTCCCCATAGCTGCATCACTGGCTGCTGGTTATTTCGTATTTCTCACTATAAAGTTCATTCTAGCATCTGTTACTGATACTGTCAATGGTTTAACAGTAATTATTGACAATTTGGATACTAGAGTTGATACCATGACAAACGATCTCCAAAGAGTTGACGTAAAAATCAGTCACGCTCTGGGTGTCGAACCTGACTACGACCGAATCAGTCGAGCCGAGCAAAAAGACCACAGGAGAGACTAATGGAAGACTTAGCCGTTCTAATCGGTAAGTATGGGTTCCCAGTTATTGCTGCCTGTGGTATGGGGTACTTCGTCTTTTATATATGGACCTGGGTCACTAAGGAAGTCAAACCTGTACTATCTGAGAACAAAAAGACTCTGCTCTTACTCATAGATCGTATACGACTTCTGGACAATGATATAATTAGATTGAATCAGAAGGTCACAACCATTCTTCAGCTCCGTGGCAAAGCCATTGAGAAAGAAAGAATACTCATAGAGAGAGAATTGAATAATGTGGATGACCCAAAATCAGGTAAATCATAGCATAGATTTGTGGGTAGCGTATAGCCTTTTTTGGTTATACGCTCCTTACATGCTCTTGCCTAAAGAGGGCGTTTGCCAGTCTTAGTCCCTGGTTCAGAGGACTTGGATGAATCAATTTCATAGGCCGTGGCATCAGTACCTGAGCCTACAACACAGGCATGTTTACCATCTACTAATAGTATGGACCAGCTGCCTTTTTCTGGATTGACTGCTAATACCCATCCAGCCTGGCCCTGCCCAACCTGACTCATGCCTGTAAATATTACCTGCTCGCCATGCTGTTTCTGAACAAACTCCATGGTCTTATCCATCTTGTTACAGACAACACGTAATCCGTTGTTTGGCATATACCAACCATCTTTGCCCATTTCTCTGCCCTGTTCGGGGCCAGGAATTCCCTGGGCAGTCGCGGAACCAATCATCGCCACACTTGCTACGGAAGCCAGAAATTTTTTCATGGCATGCTCCAGTTGGTTGAAAAAACTTATAGTAGACGACTGTGTTTGGGTAAACCAGCAGTCAGGTATTCCATCTGATCGGCTAGGATGTTTCTGTTCTGTAAAATAATGTTCTCATAATGATTTGGAACATAGGGAACATACAGAAGTTCTAGTCCTGATTCTTTCAGAGTCTTGTTGTCCTTTTTGCTGTTACAGGTACGGCAAGCAGTAACAACATTCATCCAGGTATCAGTACCACCACGGCTTCGTGGCAGGATATGATCACGACTTAGTTTGGCTGAGTTTTGATGCACTGCACCACAATAGGCGCACATCATTCTGTCACGACCAAACAGGGTTCGGTTACTCAATGCAACCTTGCTATGCTTTTCTGGCACAAAGCCATGACCTTTGATAGCAATGATACTGGTACTTTCAATGTAGCTCTTGTCGCCTGTGCGCTGAATTCCGCCGTGATATTTACAAACAACCTCGCCCATGTACCAGGCTACGCTATCTGTTGCATGATAGCTAATTGCTTCTTCGTAACTGATCCACTGTCGTGGGGTTCCGCCAATATCCAAGGCTAGGATAGCCATTTGAAAATCCCTCTGTTATCTACTTCTTGGTTCTGTACAACCCTCGGTCCAGAACGTCCGTATCTTCCCAAATACTGGTTCTGGCATGATGGCTTCGATCTTCGATCGGAAAACTTAGTAATGAGTGCGGACCGTATTTTTCTTCGATTATGCGTTTGGCATCAAGCGGGCACGATGCCCAGATATGATAGTGATCAACAACGCCTCTATCAGTTCTAACCTTGGCCTCGAAAATACGCATAGGTCCGCCTTTTATTTTTTGGAGCGGGTAACGAGACTCGAACTCGTGACATCTTCCTTGGCAAGGAAGTGCTCTACCAACTGAGCTACACCCGCGATGTTAATATCTATAAAACTTCTCCTGGTTGACTTTTCGGAAATTGAATAAACGGTTTCGTTCGCACCAGGAGCAGCCACCATGATGGCGACAACTTCGGCTCAGATACTGTTCATGTCCATCTGGTACCGTTTTGCTGGTACCGCGTTCTTTTCTATAGGTTCTTGACATTGGCTTCTCCTATTTCAATCAATATTAACGCCTTTCAACCACGTTGTCAAGCCTTACCAGAACTCTACGGCCCTACCGAAACCTAATACATTGACTCCTAGGAAATAGCAGGCCGTTAGAAACGGAAAGGCTAAACCACGCATCCTAGTAGCGAAGAAACTGCACAGGCTACCAGCAAAAAAGAATGGGTATATCCAACGCATATCTGGACTCTGGGCACTGATAGCCAGAACCAGACTGGCTCCCACTGTGAACAGGAAGCCCAGCATTTCGATTTTGAATGCCAGGGGGTTGCTGTTGTAACTTTTTCTCCACCAGGCTCGTATCTCATCAATCTTTGAAAACATATTCGAAGTTCACTGTTTCAGTATTCATTCTAAATTCTGTGGCACCATTCTTTAGGTGAAATCTTCGAGCAAGTTCAGTGTGTGGACTCAGAGTAACAAACCTGGTTATGTGTGGCATGCTTTCTCTGATGTATTTGGATACTTCAAGTATGATGTCGCGACCAGCTCCAGGCTTGTAACTCCAGACTGTATAGAATACAGCGGTGTCGGGACTTAGACATTCTACAAATAGTTCTGATTCGGTACTGGGAACATGACCCAGGTAGCTAACACAGATAACTGCTGCAGGGTGTGGTCTCTCAAGCACAAACACATCACGATTTGTACCTATGCGTTGGTCATGAGGTATAAAGGGACGCACAGGATCGTCACGCAGAAGCGCAAAATACGCATCATTGGAACTTAGTAATCTGGTCAGGGTCATGTTATCTCCCTATAGGCTTGATTATACTTACCATTCCAGATTAGATCAAAATTCAGATCTTCCTGTTTGATCCAACCCATGGTCTTTGGCAACTGGTTATGTAACCAAAGATTTAGAACATTGATGACACCATCACCAGTGCTTCGCTGTATGGCTGTATGCTCATCAGTGCAGGTAATTACGTTGTTGTATTCACGAACTGTATACTGACCCTTGATCCAGCCTGTGGCTGTAATTAGAATTCGAACTTCGTCCTGTATGGTCTGTGGAACATGATCCTTGAACAATTTTACAAATGTATCAAATTCTTTGGCCATGTTCAGATCGTCATGCAGGAACTTCATGTGGCTCCAGTGTCCAGGCCAGCGCAGAGTTCTGTATAGTACTCCGTCGGCTCGACCCAACCAGGTTTCGGCCAGGCTACCAATACCACCGCTGGTAGTAGCAGCTTCCAGAGTCTGTCCACGATGAGTTACAAAGTCAACATACTGCAGGGGTGCAATCTCAGTCAGCACACCATTGAAAATTGCTGTGCAGGGATGTATGTATTCGTTGATTAGTCCTTCGGCGCTCCAGGTGCGATAGTACTGCATCTGGTTGGTTGCGTTCACAGGCAAGGCACCTACCATGATCTGAATGTTACGAACAGTATTAAATTCTTTGGCTAGGTTATTTGCTATAATACTTACCATGCCTGGTGCCAGACCACACTGGGTAACAAAGCGTCCATGTGTCAGAGTCTTGACAAAATCTGTAACCTGCACACTCTCAGTCAGGTCAAAGTAGTCTTTGCCGTGGTCATTGCACACGCTGGCAATCTGTTTGTTTAGACTGAATGGTGTGGTTGCCAGGATACCGTCGTTCTGGGAAATGATTCCACGAAGAACAGTTTCATCGCTTAGATCATGACCTGTGGTGATATCAAAGCCCTGCACATCCCAACCATCTTTGAAAAGACGATCCAGGACATAGCTTCCGATATGGCCCAGACCCAGAATTGCTAGTTTCATATGTTTACCTCAGATTACGTATTTTTCAATGTCGGGCTTACGATTCAATTCATAGGCACTAAGGTCCAGAGTTGGCTGATCCTGTATCATTAGCGATACCTGATGACCTACTGCAGGACTGTGCATGAGTCCGCGCCCAGTAAATCCTGTTGCGAAATAAATGTTGCCACGTTTATCAATGATGGCATTGTTATCTATGGTGCTTGAATCATAGTAGCCGCTCCAGGCACCCTGGCATCTGGCGGCTTCGAATATGCCTGGAAATCTGTGATACAGTAATTCCCAGACCCGATCCCAGCTTTGCAAATCAGGTTCTAGATCTGGGGCTGACCAGGTACCGTTGCCATCGTAGCCAACTATGTACTGATTGCCCTCGGGACGAATATAGATGCCTGTGATTAGATCTGCCACCAAGGGCAGACTAGGAATATGCTGTGCTGGACTGCTGACATGAAATACAGTGTGCTTGTGTCCAGCCACAGGAATGTCTAGTCCAAAATGTCGTCCTACCTGGCCTGTCCAGCATCCCGAGGCCAGTACTATGGCATCGGCACGGTCATGGTCAGCCTGCAGGCCGTCCAGCCAGTTCCAGTTTGCACCAGCTGCTCGAGCCTCGGTAACAAACCAGGAATGCAGGGTAGTAGGATCTATCCAGCCTTCGCTTTGGTCAAAGGTCTGGCATCCACGCCAGACATCGTCTACGTTTAGATAATCATGCAGAGTTTTTAGCTGATCGGGACGCAGGCAACGAGTGCTGGCTCCGTGCTTTTTCTGTAGTCTAAAACTAGAACGACAATCCTGAGCCTGATCTGCACCAAACAGCATCAGGTAGCCATTGCCTGTAAATTTTAGACCAGGTATGTTTTTGATAAAGTCGATGCTGTATCGACTCATCTGTATGTTGGTTGCTGTACTATACTGACTTCGAAGTCCACCGCAACTACGAGCAAAACTGCTCTGACTCAGTAGTCTATCTTTTTCGAAGACCTGAACTTCAATGCCAGGTGTTCTGGTAAGATGATAGGCAATGCTGGCTCCAATAATGCCACCGCCTAGGATATGGACTCGCATAGGTACTCCATTTGTGGTGCCGGCTCCTGGTTACGCTCCAGGCTCTCAGGTTCTTCAGACCAGCGCTTTCACTAGATTAGCTTAGCCGGCGTAATTCTATGTTGATCCATTGTGGGAGGGATTTCGAAACCCTCATTTCGCTGCACTCTAACCTCTAAGCTACTGCCCCGGTGGAGCAGGTGGGACTCGAACCCACGCCTCGCTGCGTGTTATCCATTACACTACCACGGATCGCCGGAGTCATGACTTCCGACTATGGTCGAGGGTAATTACTCCTGAACCATATTGAAACACACTTAAACAGTCCTTCAACGCTAGTCGCTATCTCCCTTACTATCGGGCGGAACTGTATGTGCTTCAATATGGCCAGTAGGGCAGGGGATGGATGCATCTTCCGTTTCAAACGATAGTCCGGACTATCTACGCGGTCGAAGTTGATCTTTAGTCTGCAACCTCACCAAGTCGGCTCACGGTTACTTCCTACTCACCATATTGAAACACACTCATCAAACTCCCTAGGCGGTTACTCTAGGTCCTATCGCTTTTCGAACCGTAGACCAATACGGCAGGAATGTGCTTCAATATAGTTGCCGGTTACAAAATCCGGCGTTACATTTTCGGAGTAACTGTTCTACCTATCCCGTCACCGACTTCGTTTAAGACTCGCCGCCTTTATACACGCTGATGGCCACGTGTTATGATATTGCTACCATATTGAAACACACTGCACTATTTGCTATGCTCATGCGGGATAGTCTAGAATTACCGCAGTTATATACATAGTTACTCAGGCATGATCGAGCCCATGGCTTACAATGTGCTTCAATATGGTGTCGGCTACTCATTCCCATGAGCCCCAACTTGAGTTGTTACCCTGTCCATACCATTCGAGGCTGGTAAGACCCTCGCATACGTTTTACCCTTTCGGATGAATAGCCCGAAGGGAGGTAGGTATGGGCACCTAAGACTACTCACGCAAGTCTTATAACGCCTACTTACTAACCGGCGTAGGGCCGGGGATACTGCCGGGGCACACAGGGCTGTTATTTAAGAACTGGCGGCGACTTTACGAAAAAGTCTCCTCCCGCCGTTCCCCCATGATTGGTGCCCTGAGAGGGACTCGAACCCCCAAAATTTAGTTCCTAAGACTAACACGTATACCTATTCCGTCACCAGGGCAGTATTTTTTGGTGGGCCCTGGTGGTAACGCTCCACTTGTCTACTTCCTATCGGTTTTCTGACGACGGATTTACAGTCCGCTGATAGGGGCAGGTCCCAGATTTGCTTCTATGTTAACATCTGTATATATTACTGTCAAGTACTTTTTTGGCCTCGGTGGACGGATTCGAACCGCCATAACCGGTTTTGGAGACCGACGTAATGCCTTTATACTACACCGAGAATACTGGTGCTGAATGTCGGATTCGAACTGACGACCTACCGCTTACAAGGCGGTTGCTCTACCAACTGAGCTAATTCAGCATAACTGGGGTGTTGTGGGGAATCGAACCCTCTCTACCTGTTTCACGGACAGGGGTGCATCCACTACACTAACAACACCATTACTGGTCTCGGATGCAAGAATCGAACTTGCGCCTCATGCTCCCAAAGCACGAATGATACCATTTCACCAATCCGAGTATCTGGTGGGCGATGAGAGTCTCGAACTCCCGACCTACACGGTGTAAACGTGCCGCTCTACCAACTGAGCTAACCGCCCCATAAACTGGAGCGGGCGAAGGGATTCGAACCCTCTCCATCAGCTTGGAAGGCTGAGTCCTCTCCCAGGAGAACACCCGCATAAACTTGGCACACCGTATGGGAATCGAACCCATCTTTCCACCTTGAAAGGGTGGCGACCTAACCAATAGTCGAACGGTGCATATACTGGCGGTCTGTACGGGAGTCGAACCCGTCTCTGCGGCGTGACAAGCCGCTATACTAACCGATATACTAACAGACCAAATTCTTTGGTGGACCAGCGGAGGATCGAACTCCGACTTTCGCGGTGCAAACGCGATGTGCTACCATTATCACTACCAGCCCTAACATATTCAAGCACACTGCTCATCGGCTTTCCTGTGGGCGGCCATTTGTCTGTTCGGCAATGTGCTTGAATATGGCTCCAGAGGGTGGGATCGAACCACCGACCAACAGATTAACAGTCTGCTGCTACTACCGCTGAGCTACTCTGGAATATCTACTACAACTATAATTCTAGCACCTTGATGCTAGTTGTCAAGCATTTTTGGAGGAGGGCTGGTAGAATCGAACTCCAACCGCTTCAGCGGTCCATCTGTTTTCAAGACAGTGCTAGGCCCAGCCTAGTTAACCCTCCATGTTTGGTTCCAGATAGTGGACTCGAACCACTGACCTAACGATTATCGGTCGTTTGCTCTACCAGCTGAGCTAATCTGGATTGGTTGCGGGAGGTGGATTCGAACCACCGATCTCTAGGTTATGAGCCTAGTGAGTTGCCACTTCTCTACCCCGCGATTGTATGGTGGAAGGTGTGGGATTCGAACCCACGGACCCAGTTTCCTGAATCGACGGTTTAGCAAACCGCTGCCTTCGGCCTCTCAGCCAACCTTCCATGTTTTTTTGTTTCTGGCCCGGCCGGCAGGAATCGAACCCACATCGGACGCTTTAGAAGAACGTTGCCTTATCCATTAGACCACGGCCGGAAAATCTGGCATTCAATTGTAAAAGATCTGGAGTTGAGGGTCGGATTCGAACCGACGACTTTAGTGCTTTGCAGGCACTTGCATTGGGCCTCTCTGCCACCCCAACATATCTCGTAAGATGACTCTATATTAAAGCCTGGGTTACTGTTTGTCAAGCATTTTCTTGAAAATTATTTTCTGCTTGTAAATCAAGTACCTAGGGCGGTCCAGGCTGTCCATGTCCAGGCAAGGGCCTGATCAGTGGATCCGTGTCTGCACCTGGTGGCAAACGGGGAGGATTCTTGGGAACCATTTCCTGCTTATAGTTCCATTCATACAGCAACATCTCTCCAGGGTCCTGCGTCATGCCACGTTGCTCGGGCTTTTTCTCCTTGCCTACAACCTTCTTGCCAGCCTTCATTTTTCTCTGGCCCTCGGTCATCTTCTTTTCCAGCTCCTTGGTCCAGGGCTTCATGTACAGCGTAGGATGTTCTTCATTGGGCTCCTTGACCAGGAAATAGGCCCAGGGCTTGTTTACCTTCATGGCTATGATCTCAACTTCAACATCGGGAAAGCCATGTCTGGGTGTTCCCCAGAGCTTGTCTATGGTATGCCAGCTAAAGCCAACATTGAAGACCAGCAATGGTATGAGTATGAAAACAATCCAGTTCTTTTTGAGTCTGATAGCTGCTATAATAGTTACTATGGCCATGGCCATGAGGCTGGCCACCAAACTCGCCAATAAGATACTTACTCCTGTCATGGTGACCCCGCTGGTGTTCGGTTCAGTCTTACAATGTCCAGGATATTTTCTCCGACATCTGCAAACCAACCTCGTGGATTGTCTGTGATACGAAACTTATAGAAATTTCGTACTTCACCAGGGCCCTGACTGAATTTCAGTGTCTGTTTATAGACAACTGCATAGGGGTTGAGCTTGATGACCTCTACGGTTACGTCAACCTCGGGGTCTGCCAGCTCTCCATTGTTATCTGTATTTTTACGATAGGCCATGACAGCCACACCGTATTCTCCAGGTATGATACCACGCAGGCTAACAACTTCGCGATTCAGCTCCACGGTTACAAATTCATCATTGACTATGACATAGTCATTGGCCATGCCCAGATCGTCACGATCCAGATTCATGATCCCAACATCTCTGGTCTGGTAACTAACTGTGTTACCTGCAGGATCACTGACCCAGAGATCGAAATCGTCTCGGTTCTTGTCATGCCAGGTAAGTATGATATGATACTCGGCTGGAACTATGACATTCCCATTCTTGGCCTTGGGGTTGATCATGATCAGTGCTATTAGAAATAGAAACACTACTCCGATCAGAATATTGAACAGCAGGTCAACAAAGGCCAGATTGCTGACAAATTTATTTCTGGAGGCCATCGCGCATATACTCCAGGTTCATGAGCTGGCTCTTCAGAAAGATACTGGATATGAGACCAATCAGTGTGGTGTACAATGCTGTACTCATGCCCTGAGCCATGCTGGACAATGCCTGTTGCAGGCTTGCTGTATTGTTGACATCAATGTTATTGAATGATGTTCCAAGCATGAGCAAGAAGCCAACCACAGTACCTACCATACCCAGAGCCATGCAGGTCTCGGCGATATACCAGCCAACTTCGAGTCGGCGGCCAATCTTGGTTGGGTCTGTAATTCTATGCCAGAAGCCAATGAAAATACTGGTAATAGCCCAGAGCGGCAAAATTAGAAAACTAAGTTTTGTTGCATCTGCTGTCCAAATTTCTGCATGCAAACCAAAATAAACTGCTATACTAACTACCAATACTTGCAGACAGAATAAAAGCCACCATTGCATTGTTGCTTTATTCACGTCGTCTCTCCGTTAGGTTTTCAGGAAACTTGTGTCGAAAGTATCAGGGTCATCAACCAACTGGTTGGCATTTACTTCGGTCCATTTGCCGTCGATTTTGACCTCGATTTTTACTTTACGCAAACTCGCTTCTAACTGTCGTTCCTGTTCTAACAGTTGGCCTGTACGACGCATGCTTTCCATTCTGAGCCAGCGTTGAAACTTGTCTGAGCTGGCCATTTTCTGAAAGGCTTCGCGTTTGTTGTCTAGCTGACTTCGACTGGCTTCGGAATATCCATGAGCTCCGCTGGGGCGATGAGTACAGTGCACAGCCGACGAAGTTTTGTTTCGTTTCTGTCCACCTGCCCCTGTACCTTTGGTATAGCTCCAGTCTAAATCACGAGCCGTTACACTAAACAATGGGTCTGCGTTCGACATATTTATCTCCCGAAATTATATAGGAACTGCTCACTCACCGGATCATGTTTGAAACACGTAGGTCACATCCTTGTTCTTGACCGGACGAAGGTTGCCCAGGGGGCTCCGGAAGCCAACCAGGGCATCCAACTTCAGGCCTGCGTGCTCTTGGAAAACGTCGGCCACTAGATCGCACTTCTTGAAGTTCATTACATTCCAGGCACTCAAGCCTTGGGGACGTAATCTTGCAAGACAGTCACGAATAAGCGGCCTAAACCAATTTTCCGACCAGTCAGCATAGCTATTGTGACGATTATAGCTTTGCCGGCTATCGTCCGTATAAACTTCTAGATTGAAATACGGAGGACTGGTTAGCACTACATCAAAAATTGGACCAGTTTTCCAACATTCCTCAGCAGGCATGTTATGTAACGTCACCTGGTCTTCAATCTCCAAGAACCTTACCAATCTTCGTAGATTGAGATAGGTCTCAGTGTTGGGCTCGCACCCAACATACTTCCAACCGTTGGCTACAGTCCCTAACATCCTTCCACCCCAGCCAGCACAGGGGTCAAATAAACGACCCTCACGCTTGCCTGTCATCTGACAAATCTGTTTACTAAAATGCGGTCTATAAAAACTAGAATTTGGTAGACCTGCTCGCATATAAACTGCTCGACGAATCCAGCTCAGCCAGAGCTGGCTCATGCTTTTTCGACCCCAGTCTAATACCGACTCCATGAGTGCAGTATCCATCCAGGCGTCACGAAAACATACTCCTTTGTCATTCCTTATGTCCCAGAAGTTTGGGAAGAAATGCTGACAAAGTTTGATGCCAGGTTGAAACTGGCTACCAGTCTTGTATTCCCGAACACCCTTGAGTCTGGCCCAGTCTACCCAGAGTTCTTCCTTGGTGTACGAATACTCGTAGTTCAGACTCTGCAATTCCTGGACACTGATGTTCGGATCTAATGGCTTCATAAGACTTTCAATGCACCTAATTCACGTAAAGTGTTCTCATTTCCATAGTAGCAATAAGTGCCACTGTCGGCATTCTGTCCGCCATGCTGTCGCTGAAATACCTTGGCATCACAAAGTGTACGAACCTGAGACTTGTTTAGTTTCCAGATCTCTACTCTGAAAGGATACAGCATGACAAACCATATTTCTTCGTAGTCCTGATCGGGTCGGATCTGCAGAAATGTAAACTTTTCCGAATCCTTGATCAGCATACTACCCTTGATCTCTACCTGGCAACCATTGATCCTTCGATCATAGTCTGTATTGGTTGCACGTTCTACTTCATATCCCATGCCACGCAGAATACACTCTGTAATCTTTTCATATCGACTACCCTTCTGCTTGGGTAATAGGTTTTTGAGCTTTCTGAATGGACTCGTCATATAACGAGGATCTTCGGGCTCTTCTTGTAAGAGTTCAGGATCGATAAAACCTATGACATCGGCCTGATTCTTGCCTGGGCTGAAACTTTTCATTGCTGTGGTTCCCATACAGGTTCATTGATAAATT